GTCGTCCGTAACAACCTCATATGGCCTAGTGTGACTTAATGTCACCTTGCGTGGGTAATCATCAGTACCGGGTCGCATCTGAATAGTTGATGTGACCGAGGTATTGGGTGACCCCCCATTATCTTCACTATAAGTGATGATGCCGTTGGTGTCGTTACGTGGATGTTGTTCCACGGAAGTGGTACCATCTGCTTTTAAAAGCAGAAACATGCTTTTTTGCATAAGGAGAATCCTTAAAAGAAACGTTAATAAAATGCCTGGCGCATAAGTGCCATGGCGTCCAGATAGCGTTCACCATTCATTCTCTCGAATAAAGAGAATTTTGGAAACGGAACAGAGGGCGTACCCGAGAGGGTGCGAGTAAAGGAAACATTGTTTACGAAACCACGGGTGTGGTTGTAGTAATAATATTTCCAATTTCCTCCGTCCTGATTGTACCTATCGAACTCATAGAGTTCTTTAGTAAGTACTGAAACGCTACCGTCGATTTGTTTGAGCCCATTAAGGGCCGAGAAAGACGCCAGGAAGTCGCCGACCGGTAAGAACCAGTCGAAAACAAAACTGTACGGTACTTTCTCCCATAGGATAAGTGCAGGGTTATCAAGACCAAGCGCGCTAGTATTGTAGATGACAGGGTCATCTATTACATAGTCGCACGAGATCTTATGAACCTTGTAATTATCTATGTCAAACGTTTTGGTTACCCATCCACTGTAGACCCTTGATTGGCCACTGCAGACGGATGAACCTTCCAACGACAAATGCTTCAGCGTTCTATCATTCAATAGATAAGCTGCAGCCTGGGCTCCATTATAGACGTCATACACCAAAGGACTCCAGCCGTAACGCATTTCCAGCCAAGCTTGGCCGGCAAAGCGCTTGACACCGTCCTCATCGCCCTTGCGGACGTGAGTACGGCGGCGACTAAGGTCCTTTATGTGTTGAGAGGCAACGATGCCCCTCTTTCCCGCCTGTTGCCTATTATAGTGTAACATATCAACTGGAACCCGAGTATTATCGCTAATACCAAGGGTGTGGAAAGCATCTTTGATGCGACCACGTCTTAAGTGGAACATACTTCTCGCCATACGACGAGCAGCAGATGCCACAAGACCAACAGTATCTTTTGACTCAGCTAATGCAACGCCTAGATTAAAATTCCTACCGGCCCTATCGAGGGCTCGGCTATAGAATTGTCTAGCCGCGTTACTAGCCAAATCAGCAGAACTAAGATCCCAATCGACTTTCATCGACGGTGTCTTAGCTGTTAGATCTCGCCATGCCCCATATGATCGATATTGACCGGTAGCCGCCATAGACTGGCGGTGGTTATAGGTATACGGCATATGTAGAAATGGTTTAGTAATACCATTCACATTGAGCCGAAATTCGTCGTCCACCCATCGTTCTCTACTAGTAGTCTTTGACGCATTCAGCGTCAGCGACTGGCCAGTATAGGGCGATGGGGGAGTGACGTAATATGAAGTCTCAGTTTGGGACTCCGAACCTTTAAACCTTCTAGCCATAGTTCATCACCGTTAAAGTGAGGACCATGGTACCGATCACGATATATATGAGCATACTTAAGCCTTGTTGTCATTGGACACATCCCTTATGGGAGGCAGCGCTCACGCGCACCCTGATATCAG